CTATTGTAAGTTGACATATAACTTGCAAGAGAACCAGTAGTAGTAGCATCACCAATAATATCTCTAAACTCTTGTGAGTCAACCATTGATTTTAATTTTAGTCTTAATAAGTGTGGCCACCATGTTTGTGAAAATCCTTCTGCCGCTCTGTTTACATCTTCAATAACATAATATCTTTTTAATGCAATTGGTATAGATTCATCTAAACTATAATCTTCTTTCATGTGTGGAAATTCAATTACATCACCACCCATGGGTTTCCTGCCTAATCTTTCAACAACATCATTCATATGTACAGTTAAAAATAAAGTATCATTTTGTAAAAACATACCAAACTGACTTAGATTGAAATCTATATCTTGTACATTGTAGATACCCCTAATAGTATAGATATCTGCGTCATATTTTCTGTCTCTATTTTCTAAAAATAGTAAATCTTGTATTGTTCTTTCATTTAAACTGTCTCCAGAATACTGTGGTTGTGTTGGAGATGCTTCACCGTCCTTGTTTGTATCACCTTGATCGTAGGGTCCTACATATTTGTGGAAGTGTAAATCAGTACCTCCCACAGTAAACATCTCACGAATGTTCCGATCAAAGAATTTATAGTCAGCACCTTTTTCTGGCTTAAAAATGGATAATCTTGGCATATCATACATATTTATTGTATACACCAAACCTATAAATATGTGTATGTCAGAACTTCAAACAGGTCAACAGGAAATATTTGATTACGTAAAAAATAATCTAGGTGAGGGTATGATAGATGTGGAATTAGACCCTAAACACTATCAAACGGCACTAGAAAGAGCAATTAACAGATATAGACAACGTTCATCAAATGCTGTTGAAGAATCTTATGCTTTTTTAGAATTACAAGAAAATCAAAACACATATATTTTACCAGATGAAGTTATAAACGTAAGAAGATTACATAGAAGAACCGTAGGTTCCAGGACTGAAGGCGGCGAAGGTGGTACATTGTTTGAACCATTCAATTTAGCCTACACTAACACATATTTGTTAAGAGCAGGTGCTACAGGTGGTTTAGCCACTTACTTTGCATTTGCTTCTTATCAAGAGTTGGTAGGTAAAATGTTTGGTTCATTCATACAATTCCATTTTGATGTAGCAACAAAAAAATTAACAATTACTCAACGTCCAAGAGCAGACAACGAAACTATTTTAATGCATACAGATAATTTTAGACCTGATATTACATTGTTCAAAGATATCTACTCTAAACCTTGGATAAGAGATTACACTTTAGCAGTATCAAAAATTATGTTAGGTGAAGCAAGAGGCAAATTTAATACTATTGCAGGACCACAAGGTGGTACAACATTAAATGGTGCTGAACTTAAACAACAAGGCCTTGCCGAAATAGAAAAATTAGATAACGAAATTGGCGATTTTGCAGAGGGCGGATCTCCACATAGTTTTGTTATTGGTTAATTCACAATAATATCATTTTAAATAAAAGAATATGAAAAACGACAATCGTTATAAGAAATATTCTGAGTGTGATATAAATGATCTAGAACAAATTGTTACCGATTTAGAAAATATGTCTATTAATGCTTTAAAAAATAAAAAATTAGACATACGAAAAAAGATATTAGGTGCGGTAAAAGAAGCCAAATTAGAGATTGAAAAACGTCTCAAAAAATAGTATAATCAATAAATGCTAATAGGAATTGTAGGACTAATGGGTTCTGGAAAAGACACAGTCGCAAATAGACTGGTAGAAAAACACGGATATATTAGAGATAGTTTTGCTAAAAGTTTAAAAGATGCAGTAGCATCAATGTTTAATTGGGATAGAGAAATGTTAGAAGGAAACACATCTGAAAGCAGAGAATGGCGAGAACAACCAGATAAATTTTGGAGTGAAAAGTTTAACAAACTAGTTACACCACGAACAATTCTACAACAATTTGGTACAGAAGTTATGCGTGGACAAATGTATGACGGAATATGGGTAGACAGTTGTATAGGAAGATATAAAGGTAAAAATACTGTTATTTCAGATACACGATTCATAAACGAAATTAAAACCATTAAAGAATATGGCGGTAAAATTATATGCGTTACAAGAGGTGGATTACCTACACAAGAAGATATGAAAAAACGTGGTGCTCATCAATCTGAGTGGGATTGGTTAGATAGCACCTTTGATTATATGATTGATAACAACGGAACTAAAGAAGAACTATTTGCTAAAATTGATTTCATCAGCAATAAGATCACCAATACGCCATCCTAATCTACGCACACTGTTTAATCTTTGACAGTTAGCACATACAGTTTTTAAATTAGTGTCTGTAGTATTTCTCAAATTGCCATCTACAAACAGCACATCTAATTGTAATAAATCCTGTGCTTTAAAGCCACACAATTCACATTTTTTTAGTTTTTTGTATCCTGATCGTTGTAAATGTGTAACTCCTCCAACTTTCTTTTTGGCTTTTTTGCGACTACAAGTATCACACAGTCTACGCCAGTAAACTTTACCTGCTTTCTGATAAGCATATGCTCTAGGCTTTGCATTACATTCTACACATAAAGGTCGTACAACTTTGTTCATATATACTATTTACGTCGCCTATATAGGCACCTAAAAATGGTAAGATTTGTCGTAAAAACGATACGATTGAATAAATAACTCTAGTATATACGTAACTTGCAAGGAGAATACGAAAAATGGCTTTAACATCACCAGGAGTAGAGGTTTCAGTAATAAACGAAAGTTTTTATGTACCATCAGATGCGGGTACTACACCTCTTTTTATAGTAGCATCTAGTCAAGACAAAAATAATGGAGCGGGTTCAGGAACAGCGGCAGGAACAGAAACTGCAAATGCTAACACTGTATACCTACTTTCATCACAAAGAGAATTAACAGAAACATTCGGAGATCCAAAATTTTATTCAGATGCTTCAGGAAATTCATTACACGGTTATGAATTAAACGAATATGGATTACAAGCGGCTTACTCTTTTTTAGGAATTGCTAATAGAGCATATGTGTTAAGAGTAAACGTTGACACAGCAGACCTAATTGGTAGTGCTTCGGCTCCGACAGCAGACCCAACAGATGGAACATACTGGTTTGACCTTGCATCAAGCGATTATGGATTATTTGAGTGGTCACAAACAGATCAAAAATTTACAGCAAAAACACCAACGTTGATTACATCAGTTACTGACCTGGTAGGTAACAGTTCAACAGGTGCACCAAAAACTTCAATAGGTTCACAAGGTGATTATGCAATTAATACAACACACGTAAGCAATAAGATTTATAAAAAATCTTCAGGAAATGCTTGGGTACAATTAGGTTCAAGTGCTTGGCATTTAACTTTACCTGTATTTTCAATTGCTTCAGGAACAACAGTAACAAGTGGAAACAACATACAGATAAATGGTATTCAAGTACAAACAGGTGGTACTGCATTATCAGATGTTAATACAGCAATTAATGCCGCAGGTGTTGCAGGCGTAACTTCAAGTATTAACTCAACAACAAGTAACCTTGAAATATTCCACAATGGTTTAGGTTTTGGTGATTCAACAGCAGGTTTCAACACAATTAGAGTTGAAGAAGGAAATGGTACACTATTAGCAGATTTAGGAATAACAGCAGGAACTTATAATGGTATAAAATTCCTACAAGCAAAACATACTAGCAGACCAACTTGGAAGACAGCAGACGATAACAGACCTAATGGTTCTGTTTGGCATAAAACAACAAGTGCTAATTCAGGTGCTAATATAGTCTCAAAACTTTACAGCACAGCAGACGGTTCTTTCAGTTCTGTAGGTGCACCATTGTATGCAACTGGTCATTCAGCAATTTATAATTTAGATCCAACAAATGGTGGAACTGCTTTAAGTGCTGGTGATTTATACACACAATACAACATCACTGAACAAACTGTAGATGGACAATCAGATGGAACACCAAACGTTGGTGATTTACAACTTTTCAGATATGAAGGTGGCGAAACAATAATTTCAGGAAAAACAACAGCACTAACAGGTGCATTTACATCAGGTGAAACTTTTACAGTAAGAGAATCATTAAAAAATCAAGAAGCATTAGATGCGGCAAAAACTGTAACAATGACATCTCCAGATGGATCTACATTGGCTGATGCTGAAGATTTTGTTACAGCATTTACTGCCGCTGGATTTACAAATCTAGTAGCATCTGTAGTTTCATCAGGTGAGTACACAGGCGCTATCCAAATTAAACACACACTAGGTGGTGAGTTTAGAATGAATCAAACATCAGGTACAGTACTTGATGATGCAGGTTTAGGTGCATCACAGGCACATGACTACGGTGGTTATGATGCACTTTCAACAACAAAACTTGACAACTTATACGTTGCACCAGCAGGTGATTCAGAAGATTCAACTGTAGGTAACGAAACAATTGCTTCAAACTGGAAACGTTTAAGTTACACTGCGTCAGAAAGTTCACCAACTTCTGAGCCAACAGATGGTACATTATGGTATGACACTAAAACTGATGAAGCAGATATTTTAGAACACAACGGAACAACTTGGCAAGGTTACGTAAATGTTAATGGATCAACGTCACCAAATGGACCACAGTTTAGTGCAACAGCACCAACTACACAAAGTGATGGTACTCCTCTTGTTAACAAAGATTTATGGATTGACACAAGTGATTTAGAAAACTATCCAAAACTTTACAAATATAATACAACAGCAACTTTAAGTTCAACTAATACTTCAAATCAAGTAGCAGTTACAACATCGGGAGCGGCTTGGGAATTAGTTGATAAAGCAGATCAAACAACAGAAGATGGAGTACTTTTTGCAGATGCAAGATGGCATACATTAGTTGAAAGAAATGCTAATAATAGTTCAGCGGCTGGTGATGCATCAAGTATTAAAGATTTATTAAGTGATAACTTCTTAGATCCAGATGCACCAGATCCAACAAACTACCCACAAGGTATATTGCTTTGGAACACTAGAAGAAGTGGATACAATGTTAAAGAGTACAAAAATAATTACATAACAACTACAAAATATCCAAGTTCAGGATCAAGTGGATTAGGTAACGTTAGATACAGCAACGAATCAGTTGCAGGTTACTATCCGGACAGATGGGTAACTAAATCAGAAAATAATGCAGATGGTTCTGGTACTTTTGGAAGAAAAGCACAGAGACAAGTTGTTGTACAACAACTTAAATCTGAGATTGGTACTAACCAAGCAATCAGAGAAGACCAAAGAGGCTTCAATGTTATTGCTTGTCCAGGCTATCCAGAAGTTATGCAGAACATGATCGATTTAAACACTGACAGAAACTACACAGCATTTGTTGTAGGTGATACTCCGATGAGATTAACAGGTACATCAACTGAAATTCAAAATTGGGCAAATAACTCAGCAAGTGCGACAGACAACGGCGAAGACGGTTTAGTTAGTTCAAGTGATTATTTAGGGGTGTTTTATCCATCAGGATTAACAACAGATAACAGCGGAAGTTCAATTGTTGTTCCAGCATCACACATGATTATGAGAACACTAGCAAACAATGATAACGTTGCATTCCCATGGTTTGCACCAGCAGGTACAAGACGTGGTATTGTTGATAACGCAACAGCAGTTGGTTACATCGACACAGCAAGTGGTGAGTTGCAAACAATTTCAGTAACTGAGTCAGTTAGAGATTCAATGCATGAGGTTAAAATTAACCCAATTACATTCTTCGCAGGATCAGGAATTGTAAACTTTGGTAACTTAACAAAAACTACGGCAGGATCTTCACTAGACAGAATCAACGTTGCAAGATTAGCAGTATATCTAAGAACACAATTAGATCTTATTGCTAAACCATTTATCTTTGAACCAAATGACGAACTAACAAGAAATGAAATTAAACAAGCAATTGAATCATTCTTTCTAGAACTAGTTGGTCAAAGAGCGTTGTATGACTTCTTAGTAGTTTGTGATGACACAAACAACACTTCTACAAGAATAGACAGAAACGAACTTTATGTAGATATAGCGATTGAACCTGTAAAATCAGTTGAATTTATTTACATACCGTTGAGAATTAAAAACACAGGAGAAATAGCAAATTTAGGGAAATAAGTTTGTATAAATAGGAGAAACAAATGGCAATATCAACTTTATCAAAATTTACAGTACCTTTAGCAAACGATCAAAGTTCATCATCACAAGGCTTATTGATGCCAAAACTTCAATATCGTTTTAGAGCGATCCTGGAAAATTTTGGAGTATCAACACCACGTTCAGAACTTACAAAACAAGTAATGGACATAACAAGACCAAATTTAACTTTTGACAAAGTAACACTAGATGTTTACAACTCAAGAGTATATGTAGCAGGTAAACACACTTGGGAACCAATAACAATTACTTTAAGAGATGATGTTAACAATACTGTAAGTAAACTAGTTGGTGAACAAATACAGAAACAATTTGATTTCTTTGAACAAGCAAGTGCGGCATCTGGTATTGATTACAAATTCACAGGAAGAGTTGAAATGCTTGATGGTGGTAACGGAGCAAGTGCACCTAATGTTTTAGAAACTTGGGAATTGTACGGTGCTTATGTTGAAAACGTTAACTACAATACACTAGCATACAATACATCGGATCCAGTAACAATCACTATGTCAATCCAATATGACAACGCAATCCAAACTCCACAAGGAACAGGAATTGGAACAGCAGTTGCAAGAACACTTGGTACTTTGACAACTGGTGGTTAATAAGAATTAGATTAGCATTTATAATACAGGAAAAGCGTCTTTATAGGCGCTTTTTTTGTGACTATAAATAACACTATGCCAAAGATAAACGATTTCTTAACAGGGTTTCAAGACAATCTTCCAGGAATGAAAGATTTCCGTCATGCATCTAGATTGTATCTAGATGATAATTTTAAATTAGCACCAAAAAATAAATTTTTATTTCATGTAGTATTCCACACAGACGAAACTTTATTTTACGGTGGTTTTAATTCTGCAGAAAGACGCCAACTAAACATGTTGGTTAAAAATTGTGACTTACCAAAATACGGTATGAATCTTGAAGAAAAAGTTCAATACAATAAAAAAATGTATGCGGCTACTAGAATTAATTACGAACCTGTAAACATTGTGTTTCATGATGATCAAGCAGATACTGTTAATGCTTTTTGGAAAAAGTATTATGAATACTATATTGCTGATTCTGTTGGAATGAATGATACTAATACCGTTCTCGGAACAAAAGATGATACCTATGATCCCATTGGTAGTAAACATTATTCAAAATTTGGAATGGATACACCAGTAAAACGTAAAAAACCTTATTTAAGAAGTATTCAAATGTTTGTATTACATAAACAGCGTTTTACTTCAATGACTTTAGTAAATCCTGTTATAGGATCATTCGCTCATGACAATATGGATCAAGCAGATGGAACAGGTATTATGTCAAACACTATGTCAATTTATTATGAGACTGTTATATATGCGTCGGGAGGAGTATCAAGAGGAGGTGTTCCAGGTTTTGCTACTATCAATTATGACAAAGAACCATCTCCTTTGGGGGTATTAGGTCGAGGCGCAAACAGTATATTTGGCCCTGGAGGTATTGTAGATGGAATAGGTTCAGCAGTTAGCAATTGGAAACAAGGAAATTTTCTTGGTGCAATTTTAGGAGCGGTTAATACCTACAACAATGCAAAAAAAATGAAAAAGAGCGATGTAAAAGAAGAGTTAAAAGGTATTGCTAAAAAAGGAATATTAGAAGTTGGAAAACAAGCAGGTTCGATATCTAATCCTATTGCTCAATTTGCCGTTGGTGCAGTTGCAATTGCTGGAATTCATAAACTAAACACAAACACTAAAGGCACAAACGATCAACAAAATAAAGCAAATACTAAAAGGATATCGGCACCTAAACTAGATACCACATTATATCTAACAGCAGACGAGGCATATAATCTTGTATCCACTAATTCTACTGTTAGAAGTGAAGTGGCTGGGAGTATGTACTACAAAGACATTGGGTCAAGAAAAGGCCTGACAGTTGCACAAAGTGATATAGAATTTGCTGGTTCAAATGCAACAACTCAAAGAGTATACCAAAACAAAGCAATAACAAATGTAAGAAAATTAGTTACAGAAGGTTACTTAAGAATTTCAAGACAAACATTAGATGTAAATATCGCAACTGAGAAAGCAACTATATAATGACAGAAATATACACAAACTTGCCGCCAAGAGACGAAACAAGTTTAGATAAAACAATTAGAAAATTAACAACTACAAATTACGAAACTGATTATCAGTTTAATGTTGGAGAGTACGACGCCGCAATTGCTTTTTTTGTAAAAAGAGGTTTTGGAAGAGTATCGGCTGAATCGACTGCATATGTAATTCTTGCACAAGCAAAAATAGATAGTATAAATTCACAAGAAGTGCTTGACAAATTATCGGGTATAACTGACGCACAACTTTCTGAAATAATGACTATAATACTTAACGCCAACAGATACAAGTCTAGTAGGTTGGGTGTAAGACAAACTCTTGCTACAAAGGATACTGTGTCTAGAAATATACTAGACTAATGTTACCAAGGTTCGCAAAAGGAAAATTTACTTGTAAAAATCAAGAAAAATATGTTGGACTTAAAACCCCTACATACCGTTCTAGTTGGGAACACGCATTCATGAGATTGTGTGATGAACATCCTAACGTGGCAAAATGGGCAAGTGAATCAATAAAAATTCCATACAGACATCCGTTTACAGGCAAATATACTGTGTACGTTCCAGATTTTTTTGTAGTTTATGTAGACAAAAACGGAAGAAAGAACGCTGAACTTATTGAAGTAAAACCTAAGTCGCAAACAAACATGATAGATGCTGGTAAAAGTTTTGCTAAAAGAAAACAAGTAGCATTAAATATGGCCAAATGGGAAGCCGCAAATGCTTACGCAAAACAAAATAAAATACGTTTTAGAGTGCTATCAGAAGAGCAATTGTTTCATAACGGTACACGTAAGTAAATAGAACAATGACAAAGAAACTAGAAGATATTTTAAATTTACCAAATGTCAAAGAAGCATTTAAAGAAGTAGATGCTAAAGAAAAATCCAAAAAATCTAAAAACACTGTTAATGGCAAATCAAAGAATTTAGATCCACAAACACAAAAAAATCTTGAAAAAAGTTATGCTGAATTTGACAAAATTGCGGCCGCTTTGCCACAAGTAAAAGGACTAGGAGAATTATCAGATTTAGAATTAGATAAGTTGGCTGTAGAAGCAGAAGAAAGTTATAAGAATTTAATGGATTTAGGAATGAACGTAGATTCACGTTATTCTGGCCGTATATTTGAGGTTGCAAGTACTATGTTACGTAATGCCATTGATGCTAAAGGCTCTAAAATAGATAAGAAGTTAAAAATGGTGGAATTACAACTTAAAAAAATGAAAATAGACCAGGGTGGCAAAGACGGCCCTGTTTTAGAAGAACAAGACGGATTTGTTATATCAGACCGTAATGAGTTAATGAAGAAACTACTTAAAAAAGACTAAATATTGCATATGAGCACATTCAAAGACTACCTAACAGAATCAGCAAAGTCATATGACTACAAAATTAAAATAGCGGGTGATATTGACCGCAAAGAGTTTGCAACAAAAATGGAAACTGCATTAGGCAAATTTGAAGTTGCTAAAATGTCAGCAGGAAAGAAAACTCCAATACAAAGTTTACCTTTAGATTTTCCACAATTAAATAATGAATCTGTAACAATTTTTGATGTTACAACAAACTATCCAGCATCATCAAGAGAAATGCAAGAGTATGTTGCAACTTATATGAACTTGCCTTTAACACATTTAGTAGTAAGAAAACCAAATGAACCTAGTGAAGAATATCAAGAAGAAATGGCAACTGCTGAGAAGTCAGAATATAAATGTAAATTACAAGATATCGAAATGTCAGATGCACCAAAAGTAGATGCAAAAGAATTTCATTCACACGAAGCAAACATGAGTTTGTTAAAAGAATTATTAAAAGACAGAGAAGCAGAACCGCATAAAATAGATGGTGGTAAAGCCGCTGATGATATAAAAGGCATAACAACTAAAGAAGATGAACAAGCAGATTCACCTTTAACAAAATCTACTAATCCACATCCAGATCCAAAAAGGAAATAACATTATGGAAATGATCGACGTTTTAAGACGACTTCAAGAAATCGCAGAAACTAAACCAGAATTAGTAAAAGACGCTGTAGAAAATGTTGAAAGAACAAATCCAAAAGAAGTAAATGAAAATCCATTAATGGCTTTAGGAAGAGTAGCGGCTAAATCAGCAGGTGCGGCGGCAGGCTCGACAGCAGTAAATAGAATTGCTGATAAAGTTCTTGACAAACAAAACGAGGGCGGAATGTCAGATGTACATATCGGTGCTCAAGAAGTAGTAGGCGAATATGTTGACGATGACGGGAATTTAAAAATGCCAAAAGCACAGGTATTACAAGCAATGGCGGCGGCGGCGAAAAAAGCACCTTTCCCACAATCATACGAAATTGAAACTGCTATGCAAATAGTTAATGATAAATTTGACGATGACGGTTCTGCTAAAGACGAAATGCCAGAGC